GTCAATGTAGACAGAGTATCACATATTATTGAGAATATGTGGATGGATGGGCCGAACGGATATGGTAAACTTAAAATTGTTCCTACACCCATGGGTAACATTATCAGAACATTAATCGAATCAGGTGCCACGCTAGGTGTCTCATCTCGTGGTTCAGGTGAAGTTGGTCACGATGGGAATGTGAAGAATTTTGAGATTGTCACTGTAGACATCGTAGCACAACCAAGTGCTCCAGATGCCTACCCGAAGGCAATCTACGAAGGTTTAATGAACATGCGTGGTGGTTACCAAACTTGGCAACTAGCACAGAATGTACAAACAGACAAGGTCGCTCAAAAATACTTGTCAGAACAAATCGTTAAGTTCATTAATGAACTTAAACTATAACAGGAGAAGCAACAATGGCAACAGAAATCCTTGCTAATCTTTTAGAGTCAGGTGCCCTATCCGAAGAGGCTGGCGCACAAATTAAAGAGGCTCTTGAGACAAAACTAAATGAAGCAAGAGAGGAGATTACAGCCGAGTTGCGTGAGGAGTTCGCACAAAAGTTTGAACACGACAAATCAGTGATTGTAGAAGCTATGGATAACATGCTTAATACATCAATTAAAGCTGAAATGGCAGAGTTTAAAACAGACCGTGAACAACTTATCGCAGAACGAGTTGCATATAAGAAAGCAATTTCTGAACATGCAAAACTCCTTGAAAAATTCATTACTTCTCGTTTAGCGACCGAAGTTAAAGAACTACAGGCAGACAGGGCTAAAGTTAACGAAAATCTACAGGAAACTAAGAAATTCGTTGTTAAACAACTAAGCCGTGAACTATCTGAGTTCCATAATGATAAACGTGAATTAGTTAACACTAAAGTACGTTTGGTAGCAGAAGGCAAAAATATTCTTAACAAGACTAAAGAATCGTTTATTAAACGTTCAGCGGAACTTGTTGAAAATACAATTAAGAATTCTTTACGTTCAGAAATGAAAGCGTTAAAAGAAGATATCGTACAAGCTAAAGAAAATGAGTTTGGACGTAAGGTCTTTGAAGCGTTCTCAGGCGAATTTATGGCTTCACAATTAAATGAAGGCACAGAAGTAGCTAAAGTGAACAAGAAACTTAACGAATCTGCTAACAAGGTTGCAGAACTTGAAAAAGTGATAGCTGATAAAGATGCGGACATTGAAGGCGCTAAGAAAACTCAACGTATACTAGAAGACAAGATGAACAGAAAAGAAGTTCTATCTGGTTTACTAGCACCGTTAGGTAAAGAAAAAGCAACAGTAATGTCTGATTTATTAGAGTCAGTAAAAACTTCAAATCTACAAACAGCATTTAAAAAATATCTACCAGCTGTTTTGGATGAGAAAAACGTTTCTACAAAAGAAACAAAAACATTAACAGAAGGCAAAGTGACTGAAAGAACTGGTGACCGTGGGGTAGCAACACACGTAGAACCACAGTCGTCAGGAAGCGATGCCGAAATAATTCAGCTTAAGAAATTGGCTGGATTGAATTAACCAGGATAATATCAGGAGAATAAAAGATGGAAAATCTTTTTGAAGGAAATAACTGGGACGGTACACGTGATGCACTACTAGAAGGTCTAGAAGGCACAAAACGTGATACAATGTCCGCAGTTTTAGAAAACACTAAAGTAGCACTTAATGAAAGTGCAACTGCTGGTGCAACACAGGCTGGTAACATCGCTACTCTTAACAAAGTGATCCTACCAGTTATCCGTCGTGTAATGCCAACAGTAATTGCAAACGAAATCATCGGCGTACAGCCAATGACAGGCCCAGTAGGCCAAATTCACACTCTAAGAGTACGTTACGCAGAAGCAAAAGCTGGCGTGGCGGCAGGTGATGAAGCACTAAGCCCATTTGATATTGCTAACGCATATTCAGGTGACGCGGCAGGGGCTCCGGCTTCTACAGCATCACTAGAAGGTGAAGCAGGATCAAAAATGTCAATTCAAGTTCTAAAGCAAACAGTTGAAGCGAAAACTCGTAAACTGTCTGCACGTTGGACTTTCGAAGCGGCACAAGACGCTAACTCAATGCACGGTTTAGATATCGAAGCTGAAATCATGGCGGCATTAGCAATGGAAATCACTGCTGAAATCGACCAAGAAATTCTAGGTTCACTATCTAACTTAGCATCTACTGGCGCTACATATGACATGTCAGCATCATTCACAGGTACACCAACGTTTATCGGTGACAGACATGCCGTACTTGCGACATTAATCAACCAACAAGCTAACCTAGTAGCACAGCGTACAAGACGTGGCGCGGCTAACTGGGCAGTTATCTCACCATCAGCACTAACAGTTCTACAATCTGCAACTACATCAGCATTTGCACGTACAACTGAAGGTACTTTTGAAGCACCAACTAATACTAAGTTCGTAGGTACTCTAAACAGTACTATGAGAGTATATGTAAACACATATGCATCAAACGATGACGTATTACTAGGCTACAAAGGTCAAGGCGAAATCGATGCGGCGGCGTTCTATTGCCCATACGTACCGTTAATGTCATCAGGCGTTGTGGTAGATCCAAGTTCATTCGAACCAGTAGTGTCATTTATGACTCGTTACGGTTATGTTGAACTAACAAACACTGCATCATCTCTAGGTAATGCGGCAGACTACGTTTCTAAAATCGCAGTCTCAAATCTAGCATTCGTATAATTTTTTATACAAATTAGATTACAAGAAAGCCGGGATTTATTCCCGGCTTTTTTTATGGCTAAAAAACCATGAATTCTGATAAATACAATTAGATAAGAAACCTAATCGTTTGAGAGAGAATTCATATGGCAGAGCAAATTAAATTCGGTGACAGATTATTTCTAAAAGGTGAAAAACTGATTTTAGATTCTGTTGCAAACGCAGTAATTAAACCTAAAAATGGTGTACTAGAAATTGATGGTGATTTACGTGTATTAGGAGCCACAACTACAGTAGATTCAGAAACAGTAAGTGTTGCTGATCCATTTATGCTATTGAATGGAGACTTAACAGGTTCTGCTACCGAAGATGTTGGTATTGAGATTAATAGAGGAACAGATGACAACAAGAAGTTTGGTTGGGACGAAACCTCTGGTAAATTTTCAACGTTCAGTGATGATTTTAAAACAGGCGCTATTGAAGGAACTGATATTGCACTTACGGGTGCATTAGTAGGTGATATAAATTCAGAAAACGGTGATGTAATAATTGATGTAACTGGAAACGGCACAGTAGATATTAACTCGGGTAATATTGATGGCACTGTTATTGGTGCAACTGCACCAGCACAAGCAACATTCACTACTATAACTGGTGATGGTACTGCGATTACAAATGTTCTAACAAATTATGATACAGATGATTTGACTGAAGGTACAAATCTTTATTATACAGATGCAAGAGCAAGAGCGGCTATCAGTATGAATGCTGGTAGTGAATTGACGTATGATCCAGCAACTGGTGTAATATCTTTTTCAGGAAATTATTACCAAGATTCAGATGCTAGACAGGCAATCAGTGTAACAGGTAATGAAATAGGTTATGACAATACAACTGGTGTTATTAGTTATGATGCTCCTACAGACTTTGGTCTATTGACAGACACAACTGTTATTTCAGGAAGCACTGGAGGCTCAACAGGCACTAGTCTACCGACTAATGTTGGTTCTTTTTACAATGATGCAGGGTATGTCACACAGAGTTATCAAGGCTTTGCCGCAGATTGGCAAGCAGATGATGTTACAAATTTGAATGCGGCAAATACGTATACAGAAGGCCGTATAAATGATGTGGTAGATGTTGCACCAAATCAATTAAACACATTAAAAAAGATAGCGGCATCAATAAACAATGATGATGATTACAACGGAACACTGCAAACACAGATAAGCACGTTAGCAGTAGCAAGTAATTTGGCAACAGTGGCTACATCGGGTAGTTATAATAATTTAATAGATAAACCGAATGTCCCTACAGCTATAAGTGATTTACCAAATGATAGCGGTTATTTGACTTCCGGAGATTTACCAACGAACCATATGGTAAATGATGCCAATAATACAGTAGCAGGCTCTATAACACCATTAACTGATGCAACATATAGTTTGGGCAGTCCATCAAAAAGATGGGAATTTGTTCACGGCGAAACGATTGAAGCCACTTATGCCGACCTTGCAGAACGTTACGAAGCTGATGCTATTTACGAACCAGGAACTGTCCTTATATTTGGCGGAGATAAAGAAGTCACTAAGACCGATGTGCCCGCAGATTACAGAGTGGCAGGCGTTGTAAGTACTAATCCAGCTTATAGAATGAATGCAGAAGCAGGCACAGATGATACACACCCTTACATTGCATTGCGTGGTAGAGTACCATGTCAAGTAATTGGACCAGTTAAAAAAGGTGATTTAATGGTAACGTCTAGTGTCAAAGGTCATGCAAAAAGTGTTGCTGGTGTTGATATGGGACGTGCAGTTTTTGCCAAATCCTTAACGACGGAGTCCTCTGAAGGCTCTAAAATTATTGAAGTAGTAATACTTTAATAATTAAATACATACAGTCAAATATCCACTATCTTAGATAAATAAGAGTAGATTACACTTAACCCAATTCAGTGTAGTTTATAATAAATCGATTTTTTATAGACGGGAGAATATAATATGGCGGCATATGCAATACAGTTCCGTCGTGGTACAACGACACAACACTCATCATTTACTGGCCTAGTAGGTGAAGTTACGGTCGATACAGACAAGAAAACTCTTGTAGTACACGATGGCGCAACAACTGGCGGTTACCCACTTATGAGAGAAGGCGGAACGTCTTCTTCTACTACTGG